GAAACGGCCAGCCCAACCACCATGATGATCACCGCAATGGGAATGCCCTTATCAACGTGCCAGCCTCTGCGATCGCTCATATCCTCTCTCATTGCGGGGCCTCACCCCGCCTCATCAGTTCAGAAAGCTCCACCGCACGACTACCCACCTGCCGGGCCCATTTGCTGTCCATCATCTCAGCAGCTGCTCTGTCCCAGTCTTTCTCAGCCAGGGCACCCAACATGCGCCGAAACTCCAGCAGCGTGGGCACGCCCATGTTGAACGCCATATTGGCCAACACCACTTGCCGAACAGGGTTCAGGCTCAGGAACAGCGGCATGCGCTCCAGCTCTGCCACCACCTGGTCAATATCGTTATCCAACATGAACCCGGCCTCATCCTCACTGATCCCGCGATCATCCAGGTTACGGCCATAGCCGATTGTCAGCTTGCCCACGGTGTCCCGGTATGGCTTCAGGCGCAGGCCTTCATGGCGCTCAAGTTGTTCAAGCAGAAGACCTCTATTCATCGCACCACCTCGCAGAAGAAAGGCCCGCTTGCTAAGCTCGAATCTGCCAGGAAAATCACCCAGCAAGGGACCCTAAACTTGATCAGTACCACCCAGAACCCGGGCCGTATAGCCCAGCAAATCCGGATACTAAAAAACGGGCCTGCAGGCCCAGAAGATTATGAAGAGGTGCAGTACCTCAAAGAAAAAGGGTTCGCCAATGCGGAAGTACAACTCTCGTACATGCACGAGAACTACGGCAAACCTATCAATGCAGTATAGTATGGGGCGGCCCTACCGCTACCGGGCGCGACTACCTGGATGAACTCCTAGAAGCTCAGATCCTTGAGGAACAGCAAGAAGACAAACTGTCCGATAGTAACGCCAAGCAAGATCTCCCAAATGGCAATCTCAATTCGGGCAATCAGCAACCGCCGGAAACACCCAGCAAGCTTCACCACGCCCTTCGCCAAGCAAGTAAGACAACCTGGTTTCTCTGGATCACAGCCTCCGCCGCCGTGGTTGGCGGAATTGCCTATCAAGTTGTCTCTAAGGTTCTGGCGCTTCATTTTGAGATCTTCCAATAGCCATAAAAAAACCCGGCGTTGGGCCGGGTATGAAGGAGTATCAACTAGAGGTTTCATGCGCTGTTCAGATGCACTTCCTGCACCTTACGGGAAAGAGAGTAGTTTTCTGCATGCAGGATGTCAACATTGTTTATTTTTAGTTATCCAAACGTCCGTCAATCCACGCCTCAGCAGCGCCCAGCAGGTACCTGGCCCGCTCCCGGCTACCCACACCAGATTCCCTGGCAATGCGGGCCAGGCTCATCTGGCCCAGGTACGCCATCACCACAATCCGGCCCATCACCCGGTCCCGTTTCTTCAGGCGCGCCACCGCCCTGTCTACCGCCTCTGCATCGTCATCCGAGCAAACGGGCATAGGCACACTGCTGCCCACGGCAAGCTTCACCCCGTAGCAACCCAAATCCACCCCACCACCAGAGCGCACCCAGTTCCCCCAGGCGGTCAAACGTTGCTGGGTATCACTCAGCATGGCCACCTCCAAGCGCTTGCCACACCTTGGCCAGGCCCTGCCTGCCCGCCTTGCGCCTGGCACTTACCACCGCCTCGCTGGGCGGCAATGCCGGCGGAAACACCTTGTGGGATGCAGCCCGGCTTTCCCTGGCAAGCCCCAGAATCCGCCCCACATCGGGCCAGTAGAAATCCCCATCGCCCTCAACAAGCTTGGCCTTCGCCCGCTCCAAAGCCTTTTCCAGCTCTTCCATGCCCAGGGAGTCAATCTCACGGGCCCACTCCCTTCGGGCCAGCTTTACGGTTTGCTCATCGGGCCACTGCACGGTAAACCGGTGCCCATAGATCAACTGCAGCCGATTGAAGAACAGCACGGTTTTAACCTTCTGCTCCCGCGTAAACCGGTCACCAGTTGTCGAGTGCGTAGTGGGGGTCTGTGAGTTGCTTCTGGACTGCAGCTCTTTCGTCACGCCTTGAACGACGCTCTGGATCTGATGCACCTGTGCCATGGGTACTCCGCTGTTGGTTGTTCTGGATGGTCTGGCTCAGCCTGTCCCGCTCCCGGGCATAGCTTTCAGCAAAGGGCTTGTAGTACTCCGGGCCGTCTGGAATGCGCCCCAGGTTGGCCTCTGCACACTCCATGATCTGCCTGAGATCACCAATACTCAGGGCCCACTGGGTCCAGCACTGGTACACGGCAATCAGCTTTGGCCTGGAAACCCGGTGGTAAGCCCATTCCCGCTCCCGGCCAAGGAAAGAACCCCATTCGGCTGGCTTTTGGGGCTGAAAGGTGTCGGGCCAGGCAGCAATATCGCGCGCGCCCGCGTTAGTAGAGTTAAGTTCAGTAGAGTTATACAGATGTGTGTTGTTCCTTGTGTCGTTCCCTGTGTTGCTCCCTGCGTTGTTCCTGCTCTGCTCTACCGGCACAATTTCCCGTGTTTTCGGTAGGTTAACCACGTTCCCGCCGTGCGGTTCCTTGTGCTGTTCCTTGTGTTGCTCCCTGTGTTGTTCCTTTTCCGGACGGACTAATCCCGCGTCAGCCAACGGCAGTTTAAAAACAAGGCCCCGGCTACGGCTGGAGCCATGGTTCACCACCAGCCCGGCCCGCTCCAGCTCCGCCACCCTGGCACGCACACGGCCAAGGGTTGGGGTTTCCGCCCGCTTGCGCTGACTGCCCCAATCCGGGTCTACGGCGATCAGCTCCGCCATGGCCCGGTAGGACAGCTTCCGCGCCGGCCCACCGGCTATGCCCGTGCGGTAGTCCATATACCGCCGAAAGCCCCGCAGATAGATCACCTGCGCTTCAGGCGTAAGCCCCTGCAGGGCTTCATCCTCGGCATCATTCCACTGTGACCGCATGCCCGCCTCCCGCCTTCGGGTGCCGTTGTTTCATCGTTTGCGCACTGTTCATGGTTTGTTCTTCACAGTTTTGGTACTTTCAGGGCCTCACACATGGAAAGGAGAGACCCGATGGAATACCGCCTGCACTACCGCGCCGATGCAGACGACGCGAACCAACCCACCTACGAAACCGATCAGGAGATCACGGTAGGCCAGGTGATTGAACTTGAGGACGGTTTTCACTACTGCGTAATCGGCGTGCATGAATTTCCCGACGGCGGTTGTCTTGATCTCTCAAAATCCGCTCAATCTCCGGAAGAGGCACGGCTCCTAGCTGAGCAGCATGAACATCTATAAGGCGCTCAGCTTTTTCCTTCGCTAAATGCAGCGGAGTGCCTGCGATCGCAAATAGAAGCTTCCGGGTTTCGTTCACACCGTTAGCCTCAATCAGCGCCACCTGGCACTCCACAAGCAACTCTTTCGCCAATAGGTTGATCTCGGCGTCCGTCAGATCAAGGAACGAGCCCGTCAGCACCTGCCGGGTTTTCGCGCCAACCAGCGCGGCATGACCAAAGGTTGAAATAAACAGTGATGCGCCCAGCATTTTTGCGAGGCGCGCTCTCGGACAAGGGCTACTCATTTGGAGTTCTCCTGCAATTGAGCATTGCAGTGTTCGACTGGCGGCTGGGGGGCTGCATCAAGCATCGCTCGCCATTCGTCGTCCGGACTGCCATCGACCTCTTCACCGCCCTCGAAAAGCTCGTGCGCCTCATGGAATGCCCGACGCATATCTGGGGTTGGCTCAATCGGCACCAGCTTCCAGCCTTCCGGAACCCACCAATCTCCCTCTGGCCCGGGATGCGTGTAGAGTGGAATAACGCTGTCTGGCACCCACCAATAGCTTGCAGCCTCACCAATTGCAGATTTTTTTGTTGGCGAGCAGCATATCCAGCCATTATTTTTCGATGTGGCCAGCCATGCCACCGGCTCTGCACGCTGCCCACCAACAGCCCGGGCGGCCTGCCATGCTTCCCACCGGCCGTGGTAGATTTCTACGTCATCAAAACCGGCTGCACCTGGAGCCGCGTCATACTGCTCGCTAATCTCGTTCCAATAGATTCCTGCCGGTACCGGAAATCTCTGCTCGAATAATTCACGTTCGCTCATTCCTTACCTCATCCACCCGATTAGTTATGCAACAGACTTGCTATCAGTAGACTGAGGACGCTGGCCATAAATATCCGGCCGCATGAAGTAACGGTCGATGTCGCCGCCCTTTTCACGAATCGCGCCTTCGATTTTTAGAACATGGTGAGCCGGAATCCGGCTCCAGCGACACGGAGTACTTCTGTCACAGCCGAGCAGCTTCACCAGCTCAGGTCGACCACCCAACTGATCGGCAACCTGATTAACAATTGGAACAGCCATAAGAACCCCCGAAACACTTATGTTGATTTTAAGTCAACGCGTTGACTTTGTATCAACATTACGCGCTCACACTACGAGAGGTCAAGCACTACAATGCATAGCATGTCACTAGACCCTCCAAACAATGCCCGCGCCGCAAGGCTCCGCGAAGCGATTGAAGAAGGCCCATTAAAGGCCTACGAGATCGCTGACAGACTCCATTCCTCCAGAACATCAGTCCTTAACTGGAAGAAGCGGGGCGCCATCAATGTTGACAATCTCAGAGGACTGTCTGAACTCACGGGCTATCGGTTCTGGTGGCTTGCTTTCGGTGAGGGCCCGAAAACGATCGACGATACGGCAGCCGACGAGATTCAAGTTGCGGACTCGGACAATATCGCCAACGCCTCACCCGAACACACACGACTGATTAAGGTCTTGACCCAGGCTACTCAATCCGGCCGACTCAATGACCAAATGGCCGCATCCCTCGCAGACTTCATCTCAGGAATGATGAGCAGCCGCTCGCAAACCAGAGAAGACTAAGAGCACCGAACGCGACCAACAAAGAAACCTCTGCGCAATTTGCTCAGAGGTTTTTTTTCGTCCCACCAAAAAAATGACCTGTTTTGATTATTTTTTGAATCAACTATGTTGACTGTGTATCAACGCGATACTAGGATAACAACAAAATTGATCCGGAATAATCACAAATGGTCACTTCCACAGGCACAGAATTCGAAATCCAAGACCCAGGCCGCACCCTGACCCCACGTCAGCGCGAAGTCCTGGTCTGGATTGTCGAAGGCAAGGAAAACGAAGCCATCGGCATGCTGATGGGCATCACACTAGGCACCGTTAAATTCCACGTGATCGCCCTTCTGCGCCGGTTCGATGCACCCAACCGGCAACTGCTGATCAGCCGCGCCTGGAAAGCCGGGCTGGTGAAGGCACGGCAGCTGGCCATTGGCTTGCTGATTCTCGGCAACGCCATG